ACAATGTGCCTGCATGGAAACCTGACTGGAGACGACACCATCCACAACATCTTCGATGAAGTGAACCGTCAAATACACGAAGAAGACTACACTTGAACGCCGATGTGGAAGCATCCGCCATCGACAAGCTCGAATCCATCACCCAATAAACCTCACCACATGAATCATAAAGACCAGCAATTCTTCGACCTTTCCGTCATCCGTGAAGCCCTTGCCGGGCGCATCGACGAGTTTTGCCTCAACCTATTCCCCGAAGCCAAGCGTGAGAGCTCGTGCTACATGATCGGCGGCATCGACGGCAGCAAGGGACGCCGGATGATGGTGAGCACTCGCGCCAACAATCCCGGCTACTACCAAGACTTCTCCAATCCTGAGATCAAAGGCGGACCATGGCGGCTGGTCTCTCAAGTGAAAGGGATTTCCTTGAAAGAAGGCATCGCGTGGCTGGCCAAGTTTTGCAACGTCCCCCCCATTCAATCGTTTGGCACCATCAGTCAGGCCAAAGACCCCGAGGCTCTGGCCCGGACAATGAAAGAGCTTTCTCCGAAGTCCATCGAATATGCCAAGACACGTGGCATCACCGAGGAGACACTCCGCAAATACGGGGTGGCGTCCGACGTCCGCGACGGCGTCCTGTTTCCCTACTATGACGCGTTCGGCAACCTTGGCATGACCAAGCACTGGGGCCACAAGCTCAAGGCCGACGGCAAGAAAGACACGTGGGTGAGTCCGGAACCTGTCATCTCCATCTTCGGCAAGGACGTCTGCGATCCCGAGACCGGCTTGCAACGGCTGGTCATCTGCGAAGGTGAGTGGGACGCGATGGCTTGCTGGCAGGCCGGTGTTCCCGCCGTCTCCATCCCGATGGGTGCGTCCAACATGAACTGGATCACGGAAGACTACCAATACCTGTCCCACTTCGACGAGATTGTGTTATTGTTTGACAACGACGAGCCCGGCAAGAAGGGAGCGAAGGAGGCCTCCGCCCGTCTTGGAAGCGAGCGCTGCCTGACCGTCCGTCTCCCACTCAAGGACGCCAATGACATGCTTCGCGCCGGACGCGGGTCCGAAATCCTCAAGTGCATTGAAAGCACCACGCGTGAGCCGATGGCGGAGATTGCCGACCCGGAGTCGATGAAGGAAACCGTCCGGTCTTACATGAAAGGCGAGCACCTTTCAGACGGCGACGCGTTCTTCCTGCCCAACTTTGACCTGACGTTCCGCAAACACGAAATGACTCTGTGGTTCGGATTCAGTAGTCACGGCAAAAGTCAGGCGGTGCAGAACCAAGTGGCATCGTTAATGTCGCAAGGCAAGGTGACGTGCGTCGCTTCGTTTGAACAACCGCCGGAAATGACATTGTCGCAAATCCTCCTCAACTTCACCGCCTACCCCAACCTTCCGTTCCACGAGGAATTTGACCCGGCCTACACTTACATGGCCAAGAACGTGTTCATGTATAAGGCCCGTAAACGCGCCGATCCGAAGCACCTCATCCAAACCTTCATCCACGCGCACAAGCGCTACGGCATCGACTCCTTCGTCATCGACAACGTCATGACCATGGACATCGACCGTGGCGACAACACCGCACAGGCCGAAGCGGCGGACCTTGTCCGTGTCTTCGTGGCTGAATACCCAGTCCACGTCCATGTCGTCGCCCACCCACGTAAGCCGCCGGAAAACACCGGCAAGGTTCCCGGCATGGCGGAGATCCGTGGCGCGTCGGAATGGGGCGACATCCCGAACAACGTCATCGCCATCTGGCGTGACATGCCGAAAGCGGAGAAGATCGCGGAGATGGAAGACCAAGGATCAGAGCAGTCGGAGATCGACCAGTTTTGGGCGTCCACCCCGTGCGGAAAAATCGTGGTGAGAAAACAACGGGCCACGGGCAATCTGCCAATGGCTTCGTTCTACTTCCACAAGCCAACCATGCGCTTCATGAACCGGATCGGAAAGCCGTCTCCGATGTTCAGCGAAAGCCCATGGATCAGCCCTGAGTCCAAGTGAACGATGAGATGAGGGACGCCATGGGCGGAAAAGATCATGAATAACACTACCGACAACGACGCCCATGGCATTCCTCTCCATCGTTTTGTTCAGCCTTTGCGCGAGTTTCTGGCAAAGCATGGCGCGGACGAAACTGAATGGGATTCCATAGATCGGCTGGAACAACTCACCAACGCTCTACTAACCAAACGATCAGCGGATGGCGGCGAAGGTCGGCACTGGCACGCATCAATCCACCTGCACGCCGAAGACGAAGTGAACGCCATCATCTCACGTTGGCTGAACGAAACAAGTCCATCCGTGGGCGCAACTGAAAAGCCAATGCTATGAAATACTGCGAAAACTGCCACGACATGGAAAAGTGCGAGATGTATGGAGGATGCTGGAATCCGCCAGCCAAAGAGAAGCCGTTGAGCCCATCGGATGCGACGGCTTGTTCGGCTGCTTATTCCGATCACCTGATCGCCGCCCTACGTTGTCTCGATGACGAGGGGTTACGCTTGCTCACCGTCGAACTTGCGAAGCGCATCGGCGGCAAGGCGGGCAATCGCGGGATGTGCCTACGCCATCACGAATGGGATAGGACTACCATCTCAGGGATGACCTGTAGTTACTGCAAGGAAACCACGGACACGGCGCATTTCATTTACGAGCCGAACGCAAAAGTGGAGGCACGCGGAAAATGAAGGCTGGAACCCAAAGAAAGACGTTGCCCGCGTTGCCTCGCAAGGCTTGTTCTGCGTTGGTAACGCGCTACCCCACGGGATGCTTCGGCATCGACTACCAAGGCAGCATGTTCTTTTGGTGGGGATTCGGGGAAGAAAACGTCCACGCTGAACTGGAACGTCTCCGCATCCCGACAAAGCGCGTGAAATGGGAAGAGCGGTATTACGACCGACGCTATGACTTCAACGACCCGCGCTCATACAAAACGCGCAAATTCATTCCGCAGAACGAAACAAGTGCTGCCACCGGCAGCGAAAGGAATGCCCATGAGTGAAATTGAAAAGCTAGTGCCGGTTGAGCAGCCACGACTTGTTATGCCTCTTTGCGGCGAACACGGATGGGTAGGGCACGAATGGAAGATGCGCGGATTCTACTCTGACGAGTGCGTCCATTGCGGGACTATCGCGGTCGAAGGTCACAACGGCATGAAGAAAAACTGGGAGCATTGCCCGCTCCGCGCACGGAAAATCTCCGACTTCAAATCTCAGCATAACGCAATAGAGCACCCGACCGCTGGCGCGACGGGTGGAAAGCAGGAAAAGTCTTCTAACCAAAAATGAACTCAACTGAAGGACTTATAGCGGGTCGGGTGTCTCGACTTGTTCGCCGTGCGTTGATCTGGCTCGAAGGGTCGGACTACAAAGATCGCTTCTTGAGCCTGACGAAAGCTCACGCGCTGAATCAGGCCGACCCGATGCTAGGCAGCCGTGGCTCGTTCAAGCCCGCTCGCGGGAAAAGAACGACGTGTGAAGTGACCGGGCTGGTAATCACCAAAGACGGGGTCCGCACGCTGATGATCCGCTACACAACTCCAGACGGCGATGTGATCGACGCCGCGTGGATTCCTCGCAGCACATTCCGTCCGGCGAACGTCCAAGTGGATCTACCGCCGAATGGGCAGCCTGACTTCAAGAAAGACGTTCCCGGCGGTTAGATCCCACGCCTTGTTGGGCATCTTTTGAATTATCTACGACCATGAGCAACACAAACAACAACACATCAGGAGGGATCGGCTTTGCGGGTCTTCTCACCATCGTCTTCATCACCCTGAAACTCTGCAATGTCATTGCGTGGTCGTGGTGGTGGGTATTGTCGCCAATCTGGATCAGTGCCGGATTGGTCATCGGAATCCTGCTCATCGTCGCGATTGTCGCGGTGTTGGTGCAGGTCTTCAAAAAGCCGGAAACGCCGAACCAAAAGGCCGCACGTCTATGCCGCGAATTATCGAACCGACTGGGACGCCGCTAGGTCTGCCCAACACGTAGATCAGGCGCGGTATTCCGTCGCCTGCATCTCTCTGTTCTTTGACCTGAC